GTTGTCGCGCTGCAACCGGCGGCTGTGACGCCACCTGCGAAGAATGCCGGTGCCGCGCCAAGACTTGCCTGGAAAAGCGGCCCGTATGACGGACCCGCCGCTCCGCCTCCCCAACTCGTCATGTACGTCGTCAGGTCGAACGTAGTCTTTCGGCGCAGACCCGCCGGAATTCCTGGAAATGTCCGGCTCCCGGTCTTGTCCCGCCGGTCTGTTTTCTCCAGTTGGTTCTTCGCGCTCAGCTTTACCGCGGGAAACCTGTTCTGCGCGGTGATAGCCGCCGTCTGTCCGTAACTGGTTTCTAATCCCGTATAAAAACGATTGGCACTTGAAGAAATATATGACGCCATACTTAGTTGCTCACACCAACTTCGAAAGTCACCTTCGCTACTTGAATGAAGTTCCGGCCGCCGTGCTTCACCGGCGAGAAACTCGCCTCATAACCGCCGGCATAGTACATGCCCTCGCCCCAGTCCCCTCGGCTCTGATCCAATACCTGGGTCGCCGCGTCAGCATACACCTGGAGTTGGGACTCGATCCCCTCCAGTCTGTCCTGTGTTACTCGTACCTCGATTGTCATGACAGCCTTTCCCGAAAACGTGCGGAACTTCTCAGTAAGCTGGTTTACGACTTTATCGCAGTACACGGCAATTCTCGGATACGTCACATCCGAGCTCCGTTCCGTCAATTCGACTGCGGCATTCTGCGAAACTATTTGGGCTTTCGCGGTCTGCGGCACCGGCATGTTTTCGGCTTGCGCTAGCGTCGCGACAGACGCGCCAAGTCCTGCCGGTGCGCCCAGCAGACTCACCACCTGTGTGGTCACCTTGCTTCCCACCCACGCCATCGCCTACCCCCTCTGAATCACGCGCGGCAAAGCGCGCAAATAGTTGGGAGCCTGTCCTGATCCTGGACCCCGCCCGGCAGCACTTAGCGGACCCGCTTGCACCCACACTTGGTCCAAAGACAGGGGTGTCGGGTTCTGGATCACCAGGCTTGTGGCCGATGGCCCAATGAACACGTTCCAGTTCACTGCGTTTGTTGGCTGGTTCGTCGCTTGTACCGCTAAGGCGTTGCCCGCGTCTACCGTGAGACAACTCGCATTCCCAGCTTGTCCCTCTTCGCCCTCCGCGTTCGTCCACGATACGCTCGCAAAGTATGTCATCGCTGGCTGTCCTCCCGGAACCGGTGTCAGCAGCGGTGGGACGGCTTGCTGGATCGGATCCGAAACAATCCCAATTCCCGTCTGGATTAGTTTATCCATGGCCCACTTCGCCTGCTGCGCAAATCCGTCCCGCTTCTGCTGATAACGGTCATTGAGTTGGTTGAAGTACGCGTCCTGGTACACTAGCGTCAACGTCTGGAATATGCACCACAACTGCAATGATGGCGTCGCCACGATGTTGTTTAGCTGCGGATTTGGTTGTAGCCAGAACTCCCAATCGTACGTGTTGCTCCGCTGCAATAGCGTCGTCAGCTCGATGCCGATCTCATTCTTCGCGATTGCCAGCTTCTGGCTCAAATCGATGTTCTCCGTCTGCGACGTCGTAAGTATTGATGAGTCATGCGACATCAGGTCCTGGATCGTCGCTGTGCCGTCCGTGAATAACGCCATGGCGGTCGCCTACTCTTTACCGGTCGGCGTGCCGCCTTTTAGCTTGCGCAGTTCACTCGGCGAAATTACCGTGAACTGCATCCGCGAAGCCGCCGCCAGTTGATCAGCTTTCTGCTTGGCCTCCGCCTTCTGCTCGTAAAACCCGGCCGATTCCTCCGGCGTCGACAGTCGCGCGCTCCCATCTACGATCATCTTGGCAGCCACTCGCCGCGAAACCTCGGTGTAAACGCCGCTCCGTCCGCCGTCCGGAGTCTCCCGGCTTACCACCACGACTGAAGGCTCTTTCATCCCCTCTTCAGCGTCTCGGATGTTCTTATAGTAAATTTGTAGGTCCATGTGCTTCCTCGTGGGGCCGGGCTTCCGGCCCCTTGATTGCCCTGATCCCTTGGCCGCGGTCTATGAGTTCACCTGCACGCCAAAACCGTTGCGGATTACCGCGCAGCCGTACAGCACGTCCACGGTGAACTGCTGTGCCAGCGTGTTCGGTTGGTAGCTCATCACCACCCGCATGCCGAAGTTGCCCATCTCGGCGTAGTGCGCCACCGCTCCGGTGCCGTAGAGTGGTTGTGGAAGCCGCCGGATTACCAGTCCGATCGCGTTCTTCGTGAACGCCAGATTATGCGTGCTCAGCGGCGAACTTCCGGTCGTTGCCACAAACTGCGATCGCATCACGAAGAAGTCCTTGATCTTGCCGACCGTCCCGTCGATCAGCGCTCGCATGCCCGCTTCACCCGCTGTCTGGAATTCGCTGAAGCGCTCGATCTGGCGCAGTTGTGAATACGTGTCTGCGCTAACCAACAGGTATCTCGGCTCGGACGCCGGCACCTTCGCGGTGAACAGAGCACTCTCTGCTTGGTCGATCGTGGCTTCCACGATGGGCGTGCCCGGCGTTCCGACAGGTGTGTTCGCCGTGAAACCCGCATAGAGGTTCAGCAGGTCAGTTTCGATCTTCTCTGCGATCGCCACCACAGCCGGTTGCATGTACACCTGCAGTAGATCCGGCACTGCTAACACCTTCGTCACGTCCGGAATCTGAAACGTCGCTTCGGCGTGCGTGTTCAGCACGATCTGCGCGTTGCCCAGGTTCGGATTCTGCGGCTGCACCTGCAGGCCTTCAGCCATGTTGTTGGCCACCAGCACCGGAGGTATCGGAATGTTCACCGTATCTCCAGCCTGTGCCAATACCGGTTCGTAATCGCGGTTGACCAGGTTACCCATAACAAGGTTCCCAACCAAGGCGGGCAGTGCGTCTGCCGCCACCAGCTTGACAATTGCGCTGGCCACGTTCGCTGACGTAATAGTTGCCATTTATTCTCCTAAGTGGAGCAGGCTCTCATGCCTGTTCTCCTGCATCAGGCATTCCTGCCTGTCATTCACCTAAACGCCTCGCAAATTCTGCGAAGCTACGCGTAGAATTTCCTTCCGCGCGCGTTCCATCTCCTCCGCGCTCATCCCAGGCCGGATATGGTCCAGGTCCACCGCCTCTGCGCTCTCGCGCGGCGCCCGGTGCGCAGCCGTCACTCCTGATCCTCCTGAAATGCGCGCCGGCAGAAACTCCGGATTCTCACTGACAAAACCCTTGAGGTACTCCTTTAACGGCACCTCACCGCCCTCGCCGTGCCCCAACAACCGTCCGTCTTCCGTCCGGAATATGTCGTCCTGCACCGCTCGGTAAGCAAGGTCCACCTTGGCTACCCCAAGCCGCTGTAACTCCGCTCGAATCATCGCGCTTCGTTCTGCCTTTTCGGCGGCCTGGCGGCTGTGCGTATTCTCTTCCACTAACTCGTTCAGCCGCTTTTCCAGTTATTCCCGACGCTTTCTTTCTTCTAGAAGCTCCGCCTTATACGCCGGCTCGGTCTTTGCCTGTTGTTCCTGCGCGAACTCTCGAATAGCCTGCTTGACGATCGCTTGTACGTCCGTCCCTTCTGCTTCATCCATAGCTTCCCTCTAGATCCTCCTCTGGTTCTTAACTACACCAATCAGATCATTCGCCCCAAGTCTGAGCCTCAATCTCACTGGCAATCTGTGTCTTGATTTCCTGCCGAACGTCCGCCAGAAACTTAAACGCCAGTTTCTTGAATATTTGCCGCTTCAATGTGTCCGACTCGATCCCGAGGCTTAACAGCTTACTCGCGTCGTCCAGTTCGTTCCCGAAGTCACCGATGTCAAACTCATCCAGTCCCGATACGTCGACGGTTAGGCTATCTTGACGTGCCGCTGCTATCGCCGCCAGGACCTGTTTCATCGTGTCCTTGACCGCGTCCCCGTATGCCCGCAAAACTTCTTGCGTTATGCTGAAGTCGCGCCGCTTGCTGGCCGCCGACTGCGGTCCCGTCGCCGAGTCAGCGCTGCCGGCGTGTGTCATCAGATAGCACACCCGGTAGATTTCATCCTTCAACTGGTTC